TGCTCTACCAGCTGAGCTATAGGAACGTACCCCTGGCTGGGATCGAACCAGCGACCTACAGATTAGAAGTCTGTTGCTCTTCCGCTGAGCTACAAAGGTGTGCGGCAGGTAGGACTTGAACCTACGATTACCGAATTATGAGTTCGGGGCTTTAACCAACTAAGCTACTGCCGCTTAGTTAGTATTGTATCTAATTGTATTATTTTTTGTCAATAGTATTTTCTACTATTTGCTGCACGTACTCTGAAAAATGTTTTCTTATGCTGCCCATTGGCCTTGAGCCAAAAGAATCCCATAGCCTTTGATATTCTATTATATTTTGTAATGTTGTTGGACATACAACAGATCCGTTGTATAGTTTCATTACGGTTGGCAAAGGCACATGCTTGGTACAGCATTTGCACTGCTTTGCTAGTTCTTGGTATTCGCTCATAATATTTGCATCCTGTCCATTGCTTCTTTAAGACCTTCGGGCATTCTTGGGGCCCTGATCATGTTGTAAGATGTTGTGTCTGGGTCATCTTTAGCCCCAAAATCATTGTCATAATTCATTGATTCATAAGTATGTATATTTATTTCTTGATTATTATCAAACCTTGTTCTACTAATTGAATTAAATATTGCTCCACACGTGGCATCCGCTAAATCCTTAGAGCCTTTTCTTGGGTGATCTACCTTGTCTCGCATAATTCTAAGCTGACATAGCTCGTCTATCAGCAGAGGTATGTGTGGCCCAATAAGCCTTTCTTCCGCTACAATCATTGCCATGTCGTCATAGTGTTTTTTAGCGACAGATAGAATCTCTGTATTGATGCCATATTGTTTTAGTTGTTGCATCATATCATGAGAGTTCCATCTGTCAAAGGTACAAATTGCTATATTAAATCCTCTTGTTTTTAATGAAAGAATATAGTCTTTTACTTCTGTAAAGTCAACTGATTTATCTGGTGTTGGCGTCCAATATCTGACTGCGTCAACCTCTACAATGGGTGCAGGTTGCGAATAAGTGTCTGTCACCTTTACGTTAACCCATTTATTAACATGCGCCATTGTTACAGCACAATGGTCGTGCTTTTGCGCTAGGTCTACGTGTATATAATATTTTTTATCTGGGTCTGGAAGAAACCACTCTTCGAGTCTGCCAAAATTATCTACGGCTATAGAGCCAACATTAAAAGCTTTTTCTACTTTTTCTCTTGATTTAAAGAATGCATCAACTGCGTCTGGTGGCATGCAGGCAAATCTTGAAAGAGCATCTGTTGGGTTTGTATAAAAGGCTGTTTTAAAATCGTCAATTTTTCTAACTGGATTAACTTCCCAGGTTGGTCTCTTAAGAGCATAAACTTTAGGTATCTTATAAGATACAATGTGATCTTCTTCCCACTGTATTTCAAATTCATTTCCACTTGTCCCATCTGGCAACTCTTCATACATCTTAAATTTATGATCCCTTACCACGGTCTCTTTTTCTCCTACAACCGCATCATATCTTTGTTGTATGTAATCATTCTTAAATCTAGGGAATGATAAAAGAATAACTTTACCAAAATCTGGAAAACGGGAATCTACTGATGCTCTATACATATCATAAACTGCGCTACCTGTTTTTGCTTGATCGTGACCAGTTGTATTGTCAATAGCAAAACCAGAAATCTCATCAAGAATAACAACTATAACGTTATATCCTTCCCAGGCTTCTCTTTCTGAGTGGCCAGAGTGAACTGTTATGGCTTTGTTAAATTGAATTTCAGATGCTTTAGAATAATATTTACCAATAAACCACGGGGATTTATCTATTCGGCTCTTAAAACCTTTAAAGAATACGTTGGTTGCTTGCTGTGAGTTGATTGCAATATTAATAATATCAATTGAGTCGCCAGGGGGCTTGCCATAATATGTTGCTGGGTCTTTTAAGCATAGCAATAAATATACGATATACGCCACGGCAATTGTAGAGCAATAATCTTTTCCAGAACCTTTCCCCAATTGAGCTACAACTTCATTGGCAGTTTGTTTAAATCTTATATGACCTTCATCTTCACCAAATAATTTTTTTAAAGTAGACTCTTTATATATCTGAGAACTTTTTTCAATTAATAGATATTGATATTCTGAAAGCGGTGGTAAACCTAAATACTTAGGGTCATTTACAAATGTACGAAGATCTACTGGCTTCTCTTCAAATTCTTCGCCGTCTAATATATCAATTAAATCTGAGAAATCAAATGACATGCTACCTCCCCATTGAATTAGTTAGAGGGTGGCCAGATGGAACATATCCTTTTGGAACCTTTATCATGTGGTATATATGATTTGGCCAAGCATAATACTTTTCACTTAAAACTTCTTTAGTTGAATGTTTGCAATGATCTTCTGGGCTATGAAATATAAGGTCGCCTTTTAATGGCTTGTATACAATGTCTTGGTCTTCATAATAAAATTCTCCGCCTTCAAAATCATTAAAGAATATATACATTCCCATGTCAATGCCGTCTGCGTAGTCGAACTCTTCGCCATCAACATAAAGTGCTGAGGCCTTTGATGCCTCTAGAAACTCTGAGTTGTCAGAATGTGCATATCTTTTAGTACCTTGTAATAATTTGTGAGGATGAATATTTGTGCCAACAAAATACCCGTCGTGTAGAAGAGATTGAATCCTAGATCTAATTTCTTGCAAACGCTCAACGCCCTTTTCTTCTATTACCTTAAACCTTTTCTCAGGGTGCGGCTGCCAGTAGTCTTCTGGGGGGAGGCTATCTAGGTACAGTGTTACCGAGTCAGATTCTTCGGGGCTCATGAAATTACGATATACATATATGTCTTCGCCAATTTTTTCAAATAAATCTTTATTGAACATTTGTTATTACTTCTGCGTCGTGAATATTTACTGACTCAACTATGCCAGTAATCTGAGATAGCCTCTTTGCAACATCCATTTTACATTTAGGGCAACCAGCAGTAACCTCTTTTAAAATTCCAACTAAAACTTCTTGTTTACGTTCTGTCTCGGCAATCTGAGATGCTATTTGTGTATTCTCTAATACTCCCACTGACTGAAGCATTGCTATTCTTTTTGTTTCAATATCTGCAATTAGCTTTAGCGCTGCCGCTTTTACGCTTAGCTGTCCTTGGGTGTCTGCATCTTCTACGGTTTTCCAGGCTTCTTTAATTAGCATGGCATAGTGCTGATCTGCTCCAGAGATAGCTTCACGAGCACGATCACGAATATTGCTATCGTTATGGACCACAGACTTCCATTCGTCAACATATTCCAAGACTTCTTTTCTAGAGAAACCAGTAAGTGTTGCTATCTGTGTTGCAGAATTTCCTTTTAGAAGTTCTTCCACAACCTTATTCATGCGGTCAAAATGTACCGCTGGCTCTATTTCGCTCATAATTAAATTATACCACGTTTTAGTTGACTAAGACTTGTTGGCAATTTTAAGAAGTATTAGGTATCCAATTAGATCATCAATATCGTTATCGCCAGGAAATGCTTTATCGTTTTGAATTCTATTTAATTTATCATCAATTCGGACACGAATCTGTTCTGTTGAATCGGCCTTGGAAAATATGCGAATTGGATCTAGTGCTGAGTTTCCGTATGAGATATTTTTCTTTATAAGCATCTCTGAAATCTCTAAACACTCTCTAATGATCTTGTGGCCAGAAGGAGCATCTGTTGCAATTAACTGAAGGTCTGTTATCCAAGCCTGATATCCGCCATCTTTATTTGGGTACTCGCTCATTTTTTTCTTAACAATCCAAACTCTTGTAAATATCTCTGTATAGTCATAGCAGAGACCCCGCACTCTTTACCTATTTCTGTAACTGTTTTCTTTTGAACTATGTATCTTCTATATAGCCAATCTTTACTTTGATAAAGCTTCATCAAAATGCCATTGCTTTTTGGTACGCCTCAAATGCCCATCCATATTGTTCATAGCGAATCTCTTTTCCATCCACCCACCAGTCCTCTGCAACTCCAGGAACTACCAAAACATATCCCAATGAATCAAGTATTTCTCTTTGTGCATCCCTCATGCTCTTAAACTTATAAGATCTAACAAGGTCATGCTCAAACGTTATTACATTAAACCTATAATCATTTAATGGAACATTTATTAGTCCAAGCAAGTTAGAATGTCTTGGGCTGTCATCTATGTCGATCTGAAGATAGTCAATTCTTTTATTCACGGCTATTGATGGCAGGTAGTCGTGATAGTTTATTGTTAATGCATTTTCATTAATGCATAAATTATCCCTATTAGTATCATGATCTTTACATAGTGCTGGATCTATTTCTACCGCTATGCCAGACCAGCCATACTCTTTTTCTAAAACATACGAGTTGCTCATATATCGATAGTCACCAGCACCAACTTCTAAATAAGTCCCATTTTTTTTATTACCTAAGATAGATAAAACAAAGTCTGATTGGTGTGTCATCTTTTAGTTAGAACCTGATTGCTATAGTGTGCAATTCCAAAGCTATCCGCAACGTCATAATCCACAATATTTAAACCGTATTTCTTATTAAAGTAGTCAGCAGTTCTTTGCTTTCTCATATTTCTTAACTGATTTTTATACCAAGATTCCGCATACCCTGGATTAGCTAGTCTTATTGCAGACTTCTCATCTTTCGTAGGATTTTTGTTGCCAATGTACGCCTGCCACGAGGATGGACTAATAGTAATAACCTTAGCACCAGTAGACATAAGCTCAGCAATAACAACTCCATAGACATAGGACAATTTTATCACAGCATCAGGTGATCTGACAAGTATGGCACCTTCAACAGCAATATAATCACTCTTCAGTTCATCTAACATCATAGCCATTTTATTTTTAGCGTCGTGAATTTTTTCATATATATCTTCGCCTACAAGATTAATCTTTCCCCATTTAAGGGGGACGTCATCTTCCATTAAACAAAAGGCTATAGAGTTAGTTGAGGCATCTATACCTAAAACCCTATTTGCCTTTGTCTTTATTAGGCTAGCTAATTTCATCTACAATGTCTTTCAAAAGCTTTCTTGATTTTAAATTTGTTTCTTTTACGCAAGAAGAACATATGTCGTCAGAGTTATACCTGCTAAGCTGAGCCTTGCATTTTTTGCATAGCCTTACTGCACCTTTTTTAATTGCTTTTTTCTC